TCGATTATTTTTTGTATATTGTATACAAATAAACAAGTTATAAACAATGGATGAATTGTATGATGGTGCTACAAGCACTGGTAAATATAAAGTAGGGTATAGTGAGTCTGATAAAGAAGACACTCAACTCAATTATTATAGAGAGTTTGATTATGGTATCGATACTACTGATAACGTAATCTTAATCCAAGATGAAATCACTTCGGGGTTAACTTTTGATATCGTATCAAAGGTTCGACTACTCAAGAAAATTAATGGTGATATCTCATCAATCAATATCTTACTTAACTCACCAGGTGGTGATGTTATTGAGACTCTTGCTTTAATCGATTTTATCCAATCACAAAAAGAACAAGGTATTACGTTCAACATTATTGTTCGTGGAGCTGCAATGTCGGCAGCTGCCTTGCTATTGACTTGTGGAACTGGAGTTAGAGCTGCAAGTAAACACTCTAAGATTATGGTCCACCAATTATCTACTGTTGTAGTGGGTAAGTTGAGTGACATCAAGTCAAACGCAAAGTTCTCAGAACAATTAGAGGATGATTGTAATCAATTGATGGCAGATTACTCAAAGATGGATAAAGAGTATTGGGAGGACATCTCATCTTCAGACTATTTTATGTCAGCAGATAAAGCATTAGAATTGGGAATTATAGATAAAGTAATTTAATATGTTAGACTTTTTTACAGCAGAAGAACTTGTAGGGAACTACGAGAAGTTTCGTAAACTAATCAATCAAACATTTAGTGGTGACCGATTGGAATCCCTAAATAAAATGTATGACCACTTTGAGGACCGTATCTTATATACACCTGCCTCATCGTTTGAGCATTTCCATAATGCATTTCCTGGTGGATACATTGACCACGTTCTTCGTGTGACTCGTAACGCAGTTAAGACTTACGAACACCACAAAGACTTAGGGATTGACTTAGAAGATTTAAGTAAAGAGACTGTAATCTTTACGGCACTACACCACGACCTTGGTAAGTTAGGTAATGTTGATGAAGACTTCTATATCAAGAACGACTCTGAATGGCACGTTAAGAATCAAGGTAAGATTTACAAAACAAACCCAGACATTCATTGGATGAATACTAACGATAGAACTTTCTATTTGTTAAACTACTTTGGTGTTAAGTGTACTGAGGAAGAATGGATTAGTATGAAACTTACCGATGGTCTTTATGATGATAGTAACAACGAGTATCTTACTAAAACATTTGCAGGTCAGAAGTTAAAGACACCACTACCACACATCATGCATCAAGCAGATTTAAATGCTTGTACATTCGAGTTCCAACGATGGAGTAAAGAAATGAATCCAGTTAAATCAACTCGTAAACCATCTACTGGTAGACCTGCTAAAGGTAACTTGACTGAGACCTTTGCTAACAACGATGTTAAACCCACGAGTGTATTTGATGCATTCAAAGGAATTATAGAGGACTAAGATGATTGTTACAATTATTATATTATCAATAACCACTATTGTGTTTTTGTATACCACAATAAACCTTCTTCGTAAGAATGAAGCACACGAAGATGTGGTTGTAGAGCAGGAGGAATTAATAGCAGAAATTGCCAAGAAAGTAGATGAGTCTATGGCACGGATGAAGGATATAGATAAGTTAGGTTCGTTTGAAGCAGATGATGAGACTGGGTATATCTTTAAAAATTTATATGAAGTAATCGAAGATTTAGAAAAATACTATGGGACGCAAGAGGAAGAATAAAAGGTATTTTACTAAAATTACCGAGATTGCAATTAACGCATATAATAATTGTGATGACCAACGAATGAAGAATAAAATCTACAATAGATTTATTCACTACCCATTCGATAAACTTTCTGAAAATGTAATCCATACATACAAGACTTACTACTTTGAAGTTCCATATGAGGATGTAAAAGCAAATGTAGTTGCATTCCTAAATGAAAAGATTCATAAGTTCAATGGTGATAATGGTAGAGCATTCTCATACTTCACCGTAATCGCACGTAACTATTTGTTTAACGAGAACAATAAGAACTACGAACGTATGAAGGCACGAGACGGCATCGAAGTGATTGATTCATCTCGTAATATCATCAACGAAGTATACGACCTAAAACAACAAGAAGCATTGAAAGACTTTATGGACTACTACGTTCGTTATATGGACTACAATGTGTTTATGTTATTCAACAAAGATAGAGATAGAAAAATTGCTGACTCCTTAACTGAATTATTCAGAACAAGAGATAACCTTTACTCATACAACAAAAAGGCACTCTACATACTTATTAGAGAGAGGACTGGTGTTCAGACTCAATACATCACAAAGGTGGTTGGTAAAATGAAATTAATTTATAGAGAACTATACCTTGACTATATGATGGGTGATGTTCTACCAATAACTCACCGAGTGGAGGAATTTAATGGATAAGGATAGTGAATTATTTAAAGGTAAAAGTTTCTCGGATATAATGTCTGATATATACTCAAACCAAAAAAAGAAAGACCGACAAATTAAATTGTTGATTGCACAACTTGAACCTATGGTCAAGAACCTCAACGATGCTGCTGTGGTCGTTCCCCTTATTAAAGAATACTTAGACATCTCAGTAAAGAACGATGATGCATTAATCAAACTTGCTGCAATCGTTCAACGAATGATGAAGGATAGTAATAGTGGAGAGTCGGGTGGTCTAATCCTAAGTGATGAAGAGAAGCGCCAACTGATGGATGCTATCGATGAGGTAGAGAAAGACATCCCTAAAGAAGATGGAGATGATGAATGAAGTTAGGAACAGTAGTTGGGGTATATCTTTCGGATGATACCTACGAAAACTTTAATTCTATAACCGTATCCCTAAGAGATAGAGGTTCTAAAAATTTATTAAGATGCACACCCTTGGACACCAACTCACGGAAGATACCCGTGATTGGTGAACAAGTGTATGTATTGGTAGGTAATTCAGATGAAGCATCAGGTGCTTCTAACTCTACAAAGAATTATTATCTATCAACGGTTGGTATACAAAACAATGTAAACCATAATGCTCTACCAAAGTTAACCAAAGCAGAGGGTAGTTCAGTACCAAACTTTGGTCAAGTATCAAATGGTATACCAGCACAATCATCAACTGATAGTCCAAACGATTTGGGTATTGGATTTGAAGAGGTGAGTAACTTATCACAATTACAACCATTCATTGGTGATGTAATTCACGAGGGTAGGTTTGGGCAGTCTATAAGATTTGGATACACACCACAGGGGACTAAGGGTAGTGACAATCGAATCAAAGGTGTTGTTACTGAGCCATCTTGGAAATCAACTGACCCTAAGTCACCAATTACTATAATTAGAAATGGTGCTGGTGAATCACGTGGATATAATAAATTTGTGATAGAAGATATCAATAAAGATGACTCATCAATTTGGTTAGGGTCTAAACAAACTATTGGACTAACCCCATCCAACTCATTTACACTTGGAGTAACACCCACTAACTTATATAAGAATCCACAAATCGTATTGAACTCTGACCGAATCGTATTGAACTCAAAGTCAGACTCAGTTTTAATTAGTGGTGACAAGTCGGTAAATGTATCAACTCCAAATTGGAAAGCCGATATGGATGTGATATTCAGTCAGTTGGAATCGATAACTGATGCACTATTACAATTAGCACCTGCTATAACTGCAGCTACTGCAGGACCTTTCCCAGTTCCAAGTCTTGCTACTGCAGGACCTCAATTGTTATCGACAATTACACAAGTCAAAACTCAGTTAACATTAATGAAACAATAATTATACTTAGATAATATTTATAACTATGGATACAAAGAAACTAATCAAAGCAATTCAACTCATTATTAAAGAAGAGGTTAGGAAGGAAGTGGCTAAAGAAAAGAAAGCACTTCGTAAATCTCTTATGAACGAAATGAAAAAATCTCAACCACAAGTGGTGGAAAGAGACCCATTGGATATTGAGCACGTTTTTGAACAAAGAACTCAACAACCAACTCAACCTGCTAAATCATTTACTAACAATTCTATGTTGAATGAAATGTTAAATGAAACTGCTCAAGGTGGTGAGTGGAGAAGTATCAACTCAAACGGAGTTGGTGGTGGTATGTTTAACTCATCACAAGCACAAGCATTTGGTGGTGGCATGATGAATCAGCAACCACAAGTTTTACAAACAGCAGAAGGTCGTGCCGTATCTACTGAGCAACTACAACAAACTGAAGCAGGTCAAGCAGTAGTAAATGCATTAACACGTGACTATTCTAAGTTGATGAAACATATGAATGATAAGAAGGGTAAATAATGCCAATTCGTAAAGAGTATAAGAGAAATCCATTAGACCTTAAACCAAACAAGGCTATTGGTGTAAAGTTACCATTAGGTGGTGACCCTATATTTCAATTGTCTTATACTACCGAAGACCAAGCATTATCCAATCTCAAAAACTTATTATTGACTCGTAAGGGTGAGAGACCATTTCAACCATTATTTGGTTCAGACATTTTCTCATTACTATTTGAACAAATATCAGAAAATCTAAATACGGAGTTAGAAGACTCAATCAGAGATGATATTAGATTTTGGTTACCTTACATTATAGTAGATGATGTGAGTGTTGATACTGAAGAAGATAATAACAAAGTATCAATCACATTGAGAGTTAGAGTTACCGAGAATGGTGCAAATACACAAATAACAATACTCGTTACCGAGCAAGGTAATGTTTCTATTGTCTGAGGATAGAAGATGGCAGATAAAGTAAAAAAAGATGTAAACTTAGTTGGTAGGGATTTCGGTGATATCCGTAAGAACCTAATTGACTTTACTAAAAACTATTTCCCAAATACCTACAATGACTTTAATGAGTCATCTCCAGGTATGATGTTTATGGAAATGGCTTCATACGTTGGTGATGTATTATCATACTACACCGATGTTCAGTTAAGAGAATCCATCTTAGAAGAAGCACAAGAAACATCAAATGTATTTACAATAGCACAATCATTTGGATACAAACCAAAGTTATACGTTCCTGCTACAACAACCCTAACAGTCTATCAATTAGTTCCTGCTCAGGGGAGTGGTGATAACGTAAGACCAAACTTTGATTACGCACTCACTTTAAAAGAAGGCATGGTAGTTGGGTCATCAACAAACTCAGATGTTGAATTCACCACCATAAATAAAGTAAGATTTGGGTTTTCATCATCATTCGACCCAACCGAAGTATCGGTTTACCAAATCGATGAGACTACTGATGAGCCAGTATATTACCTACTCAAAAAATATGTAAAAGCAGTTAGTGGTAAAGAGAAAGAAGTAACCTTTGATTTCGAATCACCAAAACCATACGACAAGATAAGGTTATCTGATGATGAAGGTTTGATTGATGTTATAGAAATCATAGATGATGATGGTGATGAGTGGACTAAGGTGGAGTACTTAGCACAGGATACTGTGTTTGAAGAACTACCAAATACAACCGACTACTCAATCGCTATGTCGGGTTATGCTAATGAGACTCCTGCTTTACTCAAACTAAAAAGAGTTCCTAAAAGATACATAACTCGTATTACTGATGAGGGTGAGATTGATATTCAATTTGGTGCAGGTGTATCATCGAATGCTGATGAAGAGATTCTACCAAATCCAGATAATGTTGGTTCAGCATTATATCCAGCAAGTGGTGACCTTGACCAAGGTATCGACCCATCTAACTTTATGTATGCTAAGACCTATGGAGTTGCTCCATCAAATACAACTTTAACTGTTAAGTATAGAGTTGGTAATGGTGTGGATGACAACGTACAATCCTCAGACCTTACTGAATTGGTAGAACGTGTAATTGAAACCGACACTTCAGCATTGGTAAGTGATGTTGTTAATGTTGTACAAAATTCAATCGCAGTCACTAACGAAGTAGCAGCAGGTGGTGGTGCATATGAAGAAGAGATTGAAGAAGTTCGTAATAATGCAATAGCATATTTCAGAGCACAAAATAGAGCAGTGACTCGTGAAGATTACTTGTTGAGAGCATACGCATTACCACCACAATTTGGGTCGGTAGCAAAAGCATATGTTGCACCTGACTTCCAAATCAATACATTATTGGATGATGGTATAGACCCAATTCCAAACCCATTAGCCATCAACTTCTATACATTAGGGTATGACTCTAATAAGAAATTGACTCAACTAAATCCTGCAACAAAACAAAACCTACAAAACTACCTATCGTATTATCGCATTCTAACCGATGCCGTAAACATTAAGAATGCATATGTGGTAAACATTGGTATTGACTTTGAAATTATTGTTCTTCCAAACTACAACTCGAATGAGGTTCTATTAAAATGTATCGATGCACTTAAAAAGTTCTTTGATATTGATAGGATGGGAATCAACAAACCAATCCAACTTACTGATGTGTATGTGTTATTAGATGGTGTCGATGGAGTTCAATCAGTAGTAAGACCTGATAAAGAAGGATTGGGTGGATTACAAATAGTAAACAAGTATGGTGGTAATTACTCATCAAACAAATATAACATCCAAAACGCAACTCGTGATGGTATCGTGTATCCACCAAAAGACCCAACGTGTTTTGAAGTGAAGTATCCCGATGTAGACATCAAAGGCCGTGTGGTATCATTATTTTAAGAGGTAGAAAATGATTTATAGAATATATCCAAGTAAAGACACAAC